TCGATAGTTGCCATAGTCTCAGCTCACAGGAACGGTTAAGGAAAAAGGCTGCGCGCTGTCGGTGCGGTTGCCGGACAGCTCAACCACCATTGCGCCGTTGATATCCGACTCAAAGCTGATGGCAGTCAGCTTTACGCGCGGCTCCCACTTCAAAATCGCCAGATAGCAGGCCGACATAATCTGCAGGCGCAGCGCCTCGTTTTGCGGCTGGCCTATCAGGGCGGATAAAAGCGAACCATACTGGCGGCGCATCACCCTGGAGCCGAGCGGGGTCAGCAGAATGTCACGTACCGACTGCCGGATATGATCAAGGTCGGTCAGCGCTCCGCCGGTTTCCCGGTTCATGCCGATATATTTTGCGGTCGTCATTGTGGGCCCTCCGTTCTGCTACCGCCGCGCTGCACCCCACCATGATCATGGTCATCAACGACCACACCGTTAGAACTCAACTTGCCACCGCTATGCGTTACGTTGCCTTTCATCGTGCCGCCCTTAGTGACTTCCAGATGCGCAGTTTTGAGCAGCGTTGTGCATTCCACTTCGGGCGAGTCGAACAGGATTTTTACCGCAGCCTTAATGGTTGCGGTCTGTATGCCGGTTGCGGAGAGTGCGCCGGTTTCCGGCTCGTACTCGATCACTGCGCCGTCGGGAAATGACCAGTGCAACGCATCGGCCGAAGCTGATGGGGCTGGATTGTCATCGGAGAAAATACCCGGCAGCACAAAGCCGGTATCGAGTTCGCCGCCGAGGCAAAGAACAAGCACCTGCTCACCCACTGACGGCGCATTCCAGGAGCGGGTTTTACCCGCGCGGGCGCTCAGCCAGTGCAGCCAGCCGGTTGTGTTTTTTCCTGTATCGACACGGCACAGCCCGCCGTCAAGGTTGACGGCCGACACGGTTCCGATGCGGATCAGGTTGCGCAGGAGACGCAGAATTTCAGAAAGTTGTTCATTCATGGCAAGATGATGAACCAGAGTGGTTGATTGTCCAAAACCATGCCGTACGGTGAATAACTAACAAACAAGATTATTATTAGGATGGATAAATGGTGGATTTTTTTTCTTTAACTAATGTTCAACATGTAATAACTAACTTTCGCAATATGCTCAAGAATCTCACACATGCAACTTCTTTTGAAAAAAACAGGAACGAGCTCATTATTTTAATGCTTGATTCTTTCATAAAGAATAGCAAGGAATGGGATCAAAAGACTCAGTTAAACATTAGAGATGAATCTGATGAATTATTTAATGAATTAAAGGTTAAAGGATCGAGCAAAGACTCATTAGATGAGGTTTTTTCAACTTGTTTTAAGTTTTTTCTTGAGTACTACATTAACTCCCCAACCGAGCTTCCTCATCCTTACAGCTCTATTCAACGCTTTGCTATACACAATATTAATGACTTTGATGATTCCGCTAAGATTAAAATTGAATTTGCTTTAAGAGAAATGCCAATAGCAATCATCAAAAGCATCTTACATGAAGAGGATTTTAAAACTCTAAGAGAGTTACCATCGGTAACCAAAAATGCAGAAATGCTTAAAGAAAAATGGGATGGTGAATTAAATGCCAGGCTTCAAAAAACAGAAGCACTAAAAGATACACTTGACCAATATGAGCAAGCATTTAACTTTGTTGGACTTTATAAAGGCTTTTTAGATTTAGGTGATAGTAAAAAAAAAGAGGCCCGTTCTGGGAAAGCTCTCTTGGTAGTTCTGGCAATAATGGTACCAATGCCTATTGTAATTGAGACGGCATACTTTGTTGTAAAAAATGCTACATTTTCGTCAGCCTGGGATTTGTTTAAGGCATTACCCGCCGCATCAATGACTTTACTCCTTATCTATTTCTTTAGAATAGCTCTTGGTAATTATAATTCGATTAAATCTCAGTTGCTGCAAATTGATTTAAGAAAAACGCTTTGCCAGTTTATACAGAGTTACGTTGATTATAGTAGAGAGATTAAAAGCAAAGATCACAATCCGCTTGATAAATTTGAAGGCGTGATATTTTCTAATATTATGGCTGCTGAAGATAAAATTCCGTCAACCTTTGATGGCATTGATCAGCTTGCTAATGTAGTTAATGCTTTAAAGGGCACTAGATCTTAGTTTAAGTTGTTCATAATATTTATCACTTCATTCTCAATTAGCATAGTGTCGAGGTCACTTATTCCTAATAGTGGCCTAGCATCGTATGGCACTTCTTTCCCATTCCGTGACGTGCGGTCACGCAGCCCGTAATGATGCACGCGGGCCATGCGCTGCACATTTCCCGCAAACTCGATCACCGCCTCGCTGGCGCTGGCTTGGATCTTCATGTATTTAGCCGTGCGCAGTTTGGCGAACATCTCGCGCTTTATCCGGCCCTTTTTGCTGCGCACCGGCTGCGTTTTGCGGGGCTTAAACGGCGTGCCGTCGGGTGCCTGCTGTCGTTTGATATTCTGCTGCTGACTCGCGCGCAGCTTCTTCGCGATGGTTCTCGCCATCTCTTTACGCGCCGGAGCTGACAGGCTGCTGATAAGTGCCTCCATCCGGTCATTTACCAGCTGCAGCTCGCTCATGTCTGCAACTCGCTCATAAGCTCGCCCTTAACATAAAGCTGCACCGGCCGGGCGTCATTCTCCGGCAGCGGGTTCTCACCGACGTGGGTCACGTGCAGCCCGTCGTCGGCCTGCTTCACGATCACGCGCTCGCTCAGCTGCAGCTCAATGCTGATATCGCTGGCCGTGTCGCTGATCACATCCGCCTGGAAGGTAAAGCCCGTGCGGCGCTTTTCCTCGGTTGCCATAATGTCGGGTTCATTCGTGCGCAGCCATGCCAGCAGCGGCACGATCAGCAGATCGATGTTCCCGGTGTAATCGGTAATGACCATGTTAAGCCGGTACTGGTATTCAAACGACAGCGAGCTGGCAAGCGTCGAGACGATGCGCCCGCTGTCGATAAACACGTTCAGCGCGTCAGGGTTTCGCTGCAGCTCCGGCACGCTGTCGGTCAGTGCCTGCCGCAGTTGTTGAGGTTTCAGCATCGTGTTGTTCCTGGCAGTCTTTGATGATTTCGACCTGCAGCCCGCAGGCGGCGAGCGCGGCCTCAAGCTGGCGATTATCCGCCGCCAGATCGCCCGCCGTTTTAAGGCTGTTTCCCGGCACCGGGCAGCTTGTCACGCGCGGACACCCAATCCAGATAATCTCTGGCGCTGCTGAAGGCCGGGCGGGTGTGCAGCCGGATAACATCGTCAGGCAGAGCAGCAGCAGACCAGTCACGCAGTATCGGATTAGCATCGGTTTCTCTCTGTATGGTCATTTCACGGTCAAGCGCGGCCGTGCTGGCACGGCCCTGCATCAGCCGCAGCTCGGCCTCGCGCTTCTGGCTGGCTTTCGAATCCGCGTCCAGCCTGGCTATCGCTTTATCGCGGCTCTCGATACCGGCCGACAGCGTGCCGATAATGCGTTGTGCGCTGGTCAGGTCGTCTTTTGCAACTTTCCACTGCCAGCCGGTCACGCCCAGCGCCAGCAGAGCGACGGTCAGAAGCAGAGCTATCAGGCGCGTCATTTGACACCCCGCAGGCAGTAGGCTGTCTCATTCGCGCGGCGGTTCTCCAGCCCGCGATTTCTCACACCCTTAACGAACACCCAGCGCCGCAGCTCATTACAGGCATCAGGCCAGTGCTGCAGCCTGATGTAACGGGCAAAGGTCGAGCTGCAGGCCGCGCGCACGCCGACGTTAAAGGCGAATGAAACGGTCGTGTCGTAAACCCGTTGCGGCATTTCAACTGCCATACAGGCATCGATCCCGCGCTCGACGCGCATCACGTCATACACCAGATTGACCGCCGCCTGCCGCTCGCTGATCTGGCTTTGCGGCGTCACGCCCTCAGTGTGACCGATGCCGTTTGTCCAGACTCCGGCGCTGCACTGATAGGGCGAGGTTCGGCACCCCTCGGCGTTGGCGATGAGCGCAAGCCCGGCCTCGGACGTTTTCAGGGTTTTGAACTGAGGCAGCAGCGCAGCAATTGCCAGCACGGCCACCACGGCGCAGCGTTTAACGGTCTGGCTCAAGGCTCACACCCCGCAGGCGCTGCAGCTCGTAGGTTTTACGGCGGTAATGCCAGTTGATAAAGAACGTCGCCACGTTAGTGATAAGCGTGATAACGGCCACGCCGGAACCGACCATAAAGGCAATATCCTGTGGCGTATGACGGCCGAACCACATCAGGATGAGGCCAATCAGGTAGTTGATCACAGAGCTGATTTTTTCCATTTTTAGTCCCACAGGTTGACGGTTTCACCTGCTGAAGATTCAGGCAGATCGGGCAGCGTCACCTCGCAGCCGTGTGGCAGCACCGGCCCGCTTTCGGCGAGGCCCGGATTAGCCGCATAAACCAGCTCGACGGCCTGACCGGTTCGCCCGTAATAGCGCTGACAGATTTCGTCAACGGTGTCGCCCTGCTGCGCGTAAACGTTCATCAGAGCAGATCCACAATGCAGCCAGGCTTACCGGCAATGCGGCTGATACTGAATCGCGCGTCGCGCCAGTACTCGTCGGCGCTCGCCTCGATTTCGCCCGCCTTTTTTGTGCCGCTGGCGTCATAGCCGCGATAGCGCTCAACGATGGTGGCGGCGGTCAGCGCGCCGACGGCGGCAATGTAGGCCGTAATCTTTTCGCTCTCGCCGTCCAGCGATTCCGCAGGCACGTCGGCCAGCACCTTAAAGCCCGCCGCAATCTGCGCTGCGCGCCAGTCGTACAGCTCGGCGTTCACTTCTGAAATCGCCGTCTTCACGGCAAGGCGCAGGCGCTGCGCCGTGACCGTTCCCTCATAGCGCAGCGAATCGCGCAGCTGCTGCAGGTCAACGTCAGGCCAGAAAAACGTATTCTTTACCGGCGGCTCGGCAGCGT